AGCCGATGGGGGGCGGCGTCTGTTGCCAGAGGCCGGCGGTGCAATGGCCGATGCTCTCGTGGTTGCGGCCGGCGACGCCGGCGCGCTGCGTCTCGAAGGCGCCGACGAGGTAGAGGCGGCCGGACGGAAAGCCGTAGGTGTGGTAGCCGATGCCTCCCCACGCGTTGACGTAGCGGTGCATGTTGTGGACGACCTGCAGGCGGGCCATCTCGGCGGGGAAGTCGTCGCCTTCGAGCGGGTCGTCCGGGTAGAAGCCCGCGTCGTGGTGCTGGCTGACGAAGCGCACGAGCGCGGGGTCGCGCTGCGCCATCGTGCGGCCGATCTGGATGGAGGGGAAGTCGGCGCGCACGTCGATGAGCGCGACGCCGGCGTAGTGGACGAGCGGGCGGCCGTGGTCCTCGGCGGTGGCGGCGGTGAGCTGGTTGGCGAATGAGGCCTTCACGGCGGGTAGTTGATCATATGGCGGAGGTGTAGCACAATCGGCGGCATGTTGTGGCTGACCTGGTACGAGAAGGTGTTGGCGTGCGTGGTCGTCGGCGTCGTCGTCGGCGAGCTCGTGCTCGCGCTGCTCGGCTAGACCCAGACGGCGATGACCGCGGCGTCGGCGGGGTTGGCGTCGTCGAGCATGGCGACGAGGACGCTTCGGCCGGCGGTCATTTCGGCTGAGGCGATGTCGCGCGCGACGGGGATGGACTTTAGCCAGGTCGTCAGTGAGCCGACGAGCTGCACGTCGGCGAGGTACGTCCCGACGTACCAGACTTTAAGGATCCCGTGACGCATGACGACGGGCGGCGTGCTCGATTCGGCCATCAGATCGGTCCTAGCAACAGCGTCTGCTCGTAGACGGCGCCGCCGCGGCGTTCGTATCGCCAGTCGATGCCCTTGACGCGGCGCTTGACGTTGCCGGCGCTGATCGTGGCGTCGCTGAATTCGATCATGTCGTAGAGCTCCTGGCCGCAGTTCGGCGGCACGGTGATGAGACCGGCGTCGGCGTCGAGCGCGCGGCGGCGCAGGTGCGCGGTCGCGGTCGCGGCCGCGGTGGCGCCGGTGGTGCTGGTGGCGTCGCGCAGCTGGTCGCGCGGGGCTCCTGCGACGGCGGCGGCGTTGTAGTCGATGGCCTCGCCGAAGGCGGCGACGCCGAAGGCGTGGGCCTCGGCGGCGCGCGGCTGCTCGGTGCGGAATTGTATGGAGCGGAGCGCGTGGGCGGCGCCGAAGGTGTACGTCGTGGCTGCGCCTGACGTTGGATCGAGCATCTTGACTGAGGCGATGGTGTCGGGGCGCAGGCGGTCGGTGATGTACGACAGCGCCTGTCGGATGGCCTCGTAGCCGCTGGTGGTGCTGTGGATGGTGAGCCTGGGGGCAACGGCGTTGGCGCGCGTCGAGACGCCGCCGCTGGTGATGCGGAGGCCGGCGCGGGCGAGCGCCAGGCGGATGACGTTGTAGTAGGTGTCGGTGGCGTTGTGCACGATCTGGGTGCGCTGGCGATTCCTTCGCAACAGTTCCCACGCGCCTTCGACGTGCAAGCGAAGGACGGACTTGCCGCCGCTGCGGCGGTACTCGTAGGCCTCGATCCAAAGATCCTGCATCTTCGATGTGAGGTAGCCGCTGGTCGTGTAGTAGCCCCATCGAACGTCGAGTTTGTTGCCGAGGGCGATGGGCTGAGGCGGGCCGACGTACGCGCCGCCGCTGTTGTCGAGGTCGATGTATCCGGTGGTCGAGGCGTCGCGTTCGCGGATGAGGACGGCGACGACGTCGGCGGTGAGCGTGGCTGTGACCGGCGTTAGCGGCGCGCGGTAGACGTGGTCCGGCGCGGTCTCGTAGAAGTAGTCGGCGGCGGGTGCGTTGCAGGCGATGGCGAGGCCTTCGGCGCCGAGGTAGCCGACGGGCACGGGCGATGTGTAGGTGTAGGCGTCGGCGTTGAACGTGGCGAGCGGGTGCAGCGCGGTGCGGTAGGTGCGCGTGTTGCCGCCGGTGAAGGTGTCGGCTTCGACGTAGGTGATTCGGATGGTGTCGGCGTAGGCGATGAAGGGGGCGGAGTAGGCGACGCTGCTGTCGCTCTCGGCCTGCTGTTGGACGTAGATGGTTCCCCATGTTCCGGCGGTGAGCTCGTAGCCGTCGCCGTACGCGTTCGTCCAGAGCGTGCGGCGTAGCGTCGTCACTTCGACGCCGGTGAGGGCGATGTTGTAGTCGCCTGAGTAGGCGACGGCGACGCCGTTGAGGCTGCTGAACGTGGCGGCGCTGACGCTCGCCGCGCCCCATGTTCCGGCTGTGCGTTTGACCAGGGCGAGGGCGGCGGCGGTGACGTAGGCGAGGCCGCAATCGCCTGCCGCGGCTTTGTAGGCGATGGACAGATCGACGACGGCCGCGGCGGCGGTGGAGACGGCGGCTTCGGCGCTGAACGTCGCGCCGCTGTCGGTCGATTCGCGGAACTTGATGCCGGTGCCTGCGGCGTCGGTGTAGACGATGACGACGCGCGTTCCGCCGGCGCCGCACGCGATGACGTTTCCCTTGCCGGTCCCGAATGCGTTCCACGCCGTCCAGTCGCCTGTCGCGGGCGCTGTCAGGCGCTGTTGGAAGAGGTTGCCTGCGCCGTCGGCGCGCACGCGTGTGACGCTGTTGTCGGCGGCGACGCAGACGTCGTGCTTGGCGATGGTCTCGGCGGTGGTGTCGAGCCAGACGAAATCGAGGCGGCGTAGCGCGGCGACCAAGTTCTCCGCGACGATGGCGACGCGCGGTTCGTTGGTTGCGCTCTGCTGCGCTGTCGTCAGGGCGGCGGCGAGGGTACGCATGGTTTAGCCCGGGGCGTAGCCTCCGAGTGTGCACCAGAGGTCAACGGTGTATTCGGTGGTGGCGGTGGGCAAGAACCCGCCGTCCGTGGTGACGACGACTTCGAGCTGGTCGCCGGCTTCGAACGATAGCGCGGTCTCGTGTGTGAGGGCGTGGCGGAGTCGCTGCGGGTTGGTGCCGTCGATGACGGCGGAATGGGTCGTTTGTACGACGCCGTTTTTGCGCACCTGGAACGTTGCCGAGCCTGCCGTCCGGGCGTCGTTGCCGGCGACGGTGATGGCGATAATCTCGCCGTCGAAGGGGGCGATCGCCTCGGTGACGGCGGCGGCGGCGGCGTGTTGCAGCGGCGTGTCGGTCGCGGCCGCGGCGAGGTCGGCAATGGCGAAACTGAGGGGATAGATGGGGGTGCCCATGGGTCGTCCTTTCGTCAGTACTTCACGCGTCCTTGCTCGAAGATGGATGGGGCGTCGGTTGAGTACATGCGGCGGCCGCGCACGGTGTTGCGGCGTCCGAGGCGCGCGAGCTCGCGGCGGAAGTAGGCGAGCCGTTCTTCGCCGAACGCCTGGTAGCGCCCGGCGACCGCGTCGCCTCCGACGTTGAGTTTGTTGACGGCGAATACTTCGCGGTCGAGGGCGGCGAACGCGCACGCGCCCGCGGCGAGCAGGTCGTCAAAGACGGTGGGAATCGTGGACCCGCTGGCGTCCACCAGGTGCTTCGCGGTCCAGTACACGTATACGCTCTGGGCGCTGTTCGGCGCGGCGACGACGTCGAGGGTGAGCACGCTGGCCCATGCGGAGAAGCCGACGAGGCGCGGCGGAAATTCGCCGACGGGCCATTCGACGCGCTCGATGTCGACGCGGTCGGTGAGGGTGCTGGTGCTGAGGTCGCGGCTTCCGGCCGTCGCCGTCAGCGTCGTTTTCATTTCGCGCGGCAGTTCGATGCTGAGCTCGTTGACGGCGTGGTCGATGTGGCGCGTGAGCACGGCGTCGGTCCAGACGTAGGCGGCGGCGTCCTCGTCGTGGAGGGCCTTCCGGACGTTGGCGAGGTGTGCGGCGAGGTTCGCGGCCATGGCGGCAGTGTAGCGCGCGCGGCGTTTCAGCCGCGCCGCGCGGGGGTGGCCGCTGGTCGCTGGTCGCTGGTCGCTGGTCGCTGGTCGCTAGGCGTCCGGCATCTTCCATGCGTCCCATTCGGCGCGTAGTTTGGCGTCGCGCTTGTCGTTGCCGGCGGTGGCGGCGGCCGCGCCGATGCCGCCTCCGACGATGCCGGCGGTGAGGGTGGCGAGCGCCTGCTGCAGCGAGTCGGGAACGTTCGCGCCGAGCGCGCCGAGAAGGATGACGCCGAGCAACGCGATGGCGGCGAGGGCGGCGATGATGTTGATGTTCGTGAGCATGTTAGATCGTCCTGTCGGGGAGCAGCTCGGCGAGCAGCTCCTGGAGCGCGCCGCCGAGGGCGCGCTCTTCGGTGGGCGTGAGTGCGTGGTTGATGGCGACCATGCGGGTGATCGTCCCCATCATGCGGAGGAGGACGTCGTGATTCGTGGGCTCGACGGCGATCAGGCCGGCGAGGCGCGCGCGGGCGAGTTGGATTTCGTGGATAAGGCCGGTGTTGTCGAGGGCGGCGGCGCGCTGGATGACGCCGCGCATCGCGTCGGTGACGGCCGCGGCGTAGAAGCCGTGCTTCTCGGCGTTCTTGTTGCCGGGCTGGGCTCCCCTCTTCTTCTTGGCGATGGCGCTCCCCGCTTCCGTCTAGCGCCGCACGCCGATCCGCTGTACGGCCAGCGCCAGTGTACGGTCCGGGGTGTGCGCGGTGTCTGGCGCTTCGGTTGAGCGGATGTCGTCGAGGACTTCGGCGGCGCCGGCGGCGATGAGGACGGCGGCGGAGCGGAAGTCCTTGGCGGCGAGTGTGTACGCCAGCAGGTCGGCGGCGTTTGGCTCGCGGTGGCGGCGGAAGAGGATGACCATCGCCGCCAGTCTGGGCGGCTGGCGGCGATGGTGTCAAGCGCGGCGATCAGAGGAGGCGCGCCTGTCGCGTGAGCGGCGGCGCGTCGGGCGGTGGTGGGTCGGGTTTCTTCCGGTGCGCCGTCGGCGCGTTGCAGCTGGCCCAGTGCGGCGCGCCGTCGGCGACGTTGATGGGCGTGAGTTTGCCGGCGGGCGTGGTGTTCCAGACGATGGCGGCGCGGCATGTCTTGCATGCTGACACGGTGCGCATCACTGATCTCCGAAGTGCATTTGCACCTGGTCCAGCGTCACGTCTACGGGGCCGTCGTGGCGTTTCAGTTCGGCGAGGAGCAGCAAGGCCGCCTCGTTTTCGATGGTGAGCGGCGCTGAGATCGTGACGGTGAGGGTGGCCGGCGTTCCCTTGACGCTGACGGCGGCTACGACGCCGAGGAAGCGGGCGGTGCGGCGTTCGGTGCGGCGCTCGATCTTGGGTGCCATCAGTCCTCCTCGGGCGCGAGCGCGGCGGTGAGGCGCGCGGCGAGGGTGCGGGCGCAGCGCGGGCAGAGGTCGAGCCCGCGCGGTAGTTCGAGGCCGTCGACGTGGACGGTTCCGGCGCGCGTGCACGTTTCGCTCTCGCACTGTCGCCGGTTTGGCGTTGTGACCTGAATCATGCGGCGGCGCTCCTCTTGGTGTCGGCGAGCTCCTGCAGACGTTGCGCGGCGCGGTGCGCGTAGTGCGCCAGTTCGAGGTCTTCGGTCGCCGGCAGCATGAGCCAGCGGCGGAGGTTCTCGGCGCTCGTCCAGGCGATGCAGGCGGTGATGGCGTTGCAGATCAGTGAGATGACGAGGACGAGGGCGAGCCACGTTGCGAGTGCTTCCATGCGGCGGGTCTCCTTCCCGTTGGTTCGGTGCGAACAGCAGGTCTACCCGACAGTGGTTCGTGGTGGCGGCCGGGCGCGCCGTCGCGTGTAACGGCGGCTGTAACGGCGGGCGTAACGGCGGGCGAAACGGCGGATAAGTAGAGGGAGAGGGGAGAGGGGAGAGTAGGTCATCGGCTGCCGCTCGGGACGATGCGGAGCTGCGCGCCGCGGGCGTTTTCCTTCTGCAGCTTGCGCCAGCGGCGCACGCGCGCGGCGCTCTGCTCGGCGGTCTCGCGGTTGTACGCGGCCTGGTCGTTTTCCCACCGTGGCAGCATCCAGCCCATGGCGGGATGCTGTTGCAGTAGGCCGGTCTTGAGCAGGGTTCGGATGCCGTCGGCTACCTGCCGGTTCTGCGTGGGCGTCGTCGCGTGCGCGGCGTGCTGGAGTTCCTTCAGGGTGAGCGGCACATCGGCGACGACGAACCACCCGGGCACGTCGCTGGTCAGCGCCGACACGAGGTGGAGGTCCCAGTAGACGGCGCGCGTTTCGAAGGGGAGCCGGTAGTACAGCGGGTCGTTGAGGTACGAGGTCCAGGCCTTGACGTAGCGGATGGGCATGTCGATGCGGCTCATCGCGGCCCCCATTGGTCGGCCATCGCCTGGGCGACGGCGGGGAACGTGCGGGAGCGGTGTTTGCTGCGGTCGCGGTGGCCGACCTTGTTGGCGACCCAGTGCTCGCGGGTGGTGTGGACGTAGGTCGCCATGAGGGGCGGAAGGTTCTTTAGCCAGAGACAGGCTGCCTTGGATTTGGGCTCTCCGAAGTACCAGGGTTGGATGACTTGGTCGGGGTAGCGCCAGAGCTTGTTGAGCGCGCCGTGGGGGTTCTCGATGGCGACGCGGGGTATCGGCGCGTCGTAGAGTTCGCGGACGAAAAGGTGCGCGGCGTGCATTTGGGGTTGGCGCAGGGGCCTGAGCTGGGCGGCGGCGCGCGTGAGGTAGGTGCACGGCGGGAAGGCGACCATCAGGTCCCAGTAGCCGGCGCGCAGCCAGTCGCGCACGTCGCCTTTGATGTGGTTGCCCGGGCTCTCTGTGTCGTCGAGGTCGCATGACCATGCGTCGTGGCCGTTGCGCGCGAAGGCGTCGCGCACGCGGCCGCTGAATTCGCAGGCGATGAGTACTCTCATCGCGGTGCACGCTTTTGGGCGAGGTCGCGGTGCGCGTCGAGGCAGGTGACGGAACAGAAGTCGCCGGCGTCGCAGTCGGTGCACTGCGGGTAATGGGCGCCGCTGTTGGCGGGGATGAGGAGGTCGCCGCACCAGTGGCAGTAGCGCGCGCGGAAGCCGATGTGTGGGTCGCGCGGGTTGCGTCGTTGCGTCCTCATCGCAGCGCCCGCGCGATGGGTGAGAAGGCGTCGTGTTTGGCGGCGAGGTCTTCGGCGACGAGGTGGAGGTAAATGAGCGTCGTCTCAATCTTCGCGTGGCCCATGATGCGG